ATGGGGGGGAAACGAACAAGAAATACCCGCCGTAGAGCTGCGTCCGGAGATAGCTGCAATTTATCAGGACTTTTTCCCAAACGACCAGGTGGTCGTCGGAGACGCGCATCAGTATTTACTGGAGCATTACCGGGAGTTTGACTTCATCTGGAGTTCACCGCCCTGTCAAAGTCATTCAACCCTACGCGGCCGTACTTGTGTTGCCAAAGGACAATCAAAACCCATTTATTTCGACACCAAACTCTGGCAAGAGATAATTTTTCTCAAAACATACTGTAAAAAGGATTTTGTTGTTGAAAATGTAATACCTTATTACAAACCGTTGATTGCCCCGGATTTCAAGATTCAACGGCATTTATTTTGGAGTAACAAATTCATTCTTTCGACACATTTTGAGAAAGATAATATAGACAGGGGAAATGTAAAAATATGGCAAGATAATACAGGGTTTGACCTCGGCAATTATCAGTTCAGTCGTAAATCCGGTCTGCGTAAGGAGCAAATTCTTAAAAACTGTGTCCGGCCGGAACACAGATGTGGGGGGTACCGCAAAAAGTCTGCGTCGCTATAGCAAAAGAATTGTCTCCCCATTTCCGTCTTGTTGGATTTTGGGAAACTGACAAAGGAAACGGCGTTATTGTCGAAACCGACGACGGAGAACAACGGCTGTTATCTCACGAACAATATAACGATTTGATGAAAGCCAGAAAATCGAAAGGAAAGAAAAATGAAACCGCTTAAACTTGTCTTGACCGACCATTGGTTTGAAGAAATTAAATCCGGGCGGAAAACTCACGAATACAGAAATTTCACCCCTTATTGGGAAAACAGATTGCAGAAATTTGAGTTTTCACAAGGGTGCTTTGTCCAGTTTCAAAAAGCATATCGGAAAAACCCTGAACGTATGGCTTTTAAAATCGACAATATTCGCCTTGTAGGCGGTAAAAACACCGACTTGCATATTGACGGCCTTGTTTTTGATATTGAACTTGGGGAGCGCATTAGATGACTAAAACCGACCGAGAGATTGAACTTGAGAAAAAGCTTTCGATTGCTGTTAAGGCTTTGAGATATTATGCAAATTCTAATTGTTGGGATGATTGTTTCTATAACGGCCGCATAAAAGTTAGCGCTTATTTGCAAACCGCCGGCTATAAAACTGCCCAGCAAGCATTAAAGGAGATTGAGAAATGCGTAAAAAATATGGATTAACACGGCACGAGCAAAAATTATTAAGTAAAGCTCAATACTACCAAAACAAAGCCTCTGAAATGCACAGAAAATTTTCCGATAGTCTACAAAATAGGTTTTACAATTCAACCACAATCAGCGAGTTTGAAGAGTGGGATTTATGGACGTTGAACGAAAGCGGGGATTGTTCAGGAACTGAACAGGAAGCACTGTTTTGGCGAAAAGTAAAAGAGGAGGAGGAAGACTAATGTCATATTTAGAAGAACTTCTGCCCGAGTTCAAAAAAGGGGCTAAGATTAGAAGAAAGGATTGGAGAGACGGAAAGTATATTAAACTATCTGGAGTTTACGCAAAAGATGAATATGGCGATGTTTATTTTATTGAGCCTAACGAAATAACAGCGGATGATTGGGAACTCTACGAAGAGCCTATGGGGCGCGAAATAACGAAAAAGCGGAGATTCTCGGTTTACCTAAACGCAACGGCGGATGTTAGTGCAACTATTACCGTTAATGCGGACAACAAAGAGGAGGCGAAAAAGTTGGCAATAGATAAGGTTTCAACTTGTGATTGGGACGTTGACGATGTTGCCACCAGTTTTATTGAAGTTGTATATATTGGCGAGGAACAAGACGAGGATTAAGACAATTCGGGGTGCTGCCGAATACTCAATAAGGCAGGACGCGCCGGGGGATAAACTGGAATTAACCCGGATTGCGGCATTGGCGCCCCGCGGGATTCCGCCTGAATATGCCGAATAAGGCGGAGCTTGAGTAAGGAGTTCTGGGAAATCCCGGGCAACTTTTTTGAAAGGTAACGATGATGGATAAACTAGCAGAAGAATACGGTTGGCAAAAGTTTGGTTGTTTTTATGTTTACGATACTGAAAATGGAAGCTTTTTATTAAATGAAGACGAATTTTCTTATCAATGTGGATGTTGCAGCCGAAAAACTTTCATTAAAACAGACCTCCAAAAAAGACTAATGGAGCAGATAATTAAAACGATCGGCGTAAAGCAATGACTAAGACACCGGAAGAACTGACAGAGGAGTGGAAAGCAGGAAAGCTTGACTGGAACAAGTTTTATTACATTAAGCTAACAAGTGGAGAAATTTGTATCGATTATGCCCATGGAGCTTATTTTATAAAAGGAAAACCTCAAGAAATAACGATGGATTACACCACAAACAACGACGTGAAACAAATCCTCGCTCCCGTCCCCACTTATGATGAATACAAAGCTATACAAGAGGAGCTTGCCGAACACCGGTATTACTGTTGTTGTATGGAAAACGAAGTTATGCGGCTGAAACTGGCGGAAATGGAAGAGAAAAACAAAATATGGGATGAACTTGCAAAGCCCGAAGATTTTGACGCTATTGGCAATTTTTTTGATGAGCACGATTTTTCCGTTGCCGACTTGCTGGCTATCATCTGCGCCCGGCTAAGCGAATTTCCGGAAAAAGTATTTACCACCGAATTTATGGTCAACGGCCACGAGTTCGGCATAAAGATAAGGAGAAAATAATGATAAAAAGAAATCTTGACGGTTGCTACTTCCGCGTCCGCCGCGGGGAGAAATACGAAGACCTGTGCTTCTCTGACCTCACCTGCGACGAGCAGGAAGAGCTTTTGAAAGATAGATCCCCGGAGTTCATCGTTGGGCTTACTTTACATCTGGCAAAAATCATCCGCCAAATCGGGGACGAATTCGACTTGAGAGGTGAAAACCATGATTGACGGGTTTTACACAGCAGAAGAAATCAAGCCGCTGCTGGGAATCAAAGCGCGGCCGGGAGATTTGCGGACGCTTAACAAGTATGTCAAAAACGGCAAATTAGAAGTCTTTTATTATTCAAAAAAAATAAAAGTTTATAGGCCGATACTTGTTGCTATTTCGAATCAGGAAAAAAGCATAATTGAAGATGATTGGGTAATCGAAAAATAAAATGAAAATTCCTTATTTAAGACATAAAAAGCTAAAAAATGGAGAAATAGCTTATTATTTCGACATTCCAAAGCATATTATGCCGGCGGGTTGCGAATTAAAACATTCGTACCCGCTAGGCAAAAACTATGTCTTAGCATGCCGGGAAGCCCTAAACCTTTTTGAAAGATTAGAGAATTTCAGGAAAAGCGGAGAAAATATACAACCTAAATCTTTGGCACATATATGGTCAATCTATAAAGAAAGCAGATTATTTAAGTCCATAAAAAAATCAACGGCCCGCACATATCAATATACCTTTGATATACTGTCAAAATTAAAATCAGGAAAAAGCGGCCGTTCTTTCAAAGATGTTCCTCTGGATAGTTTTGATTACGATAGCGCATATAATTTGTATGAGAAATTTGTTATCTGCTTCAAAAAAACTCAAGCTATGTATTGTATAACTGTCTTAAAAATGCTTTATAATTTTGGTTTTAACAAGGGCATTTTTACAAAAAACAATCCGTTTGCCAATTTAAGGATAAAAAAGAATAAACCTAAAAAGTTTGTTATTCCGCACGAACACGTAAAAAGTATAATTGACAAAGCCAGAGAGCTTGGCAAAGATAACGACAGTTATTTAGCCGTAGCCCTTGCGACCGAACTTAATTTTTATATTGCACAAAGAAATGCTGATGTGCTGAAATTACAAGATAAAGACATTTACAAAAAAGGCGACAATTATTTTTTTAACATTAACCAAAATAAGGTTGACAACGTAAACGTCAAAGTACCTATTCCACCTCACCTTGTTGAAGAAGTTTTAAGTAAAAAAGGTTACATCATTGCTGATCGTTTTGGTAAATTCGACGTTCAAAGATTTAGCCGCTATTTTAAGAAAATACGAGATATTTTAGGATTCGATGAGAGATATATATTTAAAAATATGAGGCATACTGGAAGTACTGCCTATGTCGAGGCCGGAGTGGCCACAAACGCTATTATTTCAATTACCGGACACACTAACGAGGCTATCTTTAATCAAGTATATAAAGGCAATACGGAAGAGGTGACTTTGCCGGCATTGAAGAAACGGCTTGAGGCAGAAAGTCGGAATAATAAAATAAAAGAGTCGGAATAGATTAAATAAAGCAAGCAAATACAATGCGTTGCACAAACAACACAATAGACTTAAAATCTGTTGGCCGCAAGGCCGTGCCGGTTCGATTCCGGCCTAGCGCACCACCTTATAAACCGCCGCTTTCGGCGGTTTTTTTGTTGCGTTCTCCGCAACCCCCGTTTTCAGCGTTTTTCAAACGGTAAATTCCGACAAAGCTGCCGGACTTTTGAACACGTTTTTTAAGAATTCGATAAAATCATCCGCCTGTTCGGGGGTAACGTTTTTATTTTCATGTTTTTCCGGAGAAGAAAAATCATAATCGACAGAAGTCGGCGAATATTTGAAATTACCCAAATAAGGCGCTTTTCCGCTTAAATAATCGTAAACGCTCATGCCTTTGGAATCTTTCAGATTGATATCCGCGCCTTTTTCCGCCAGGTACTTTGCAATTTCCAAATTTCCTTCCTGTACGGCATACATCAGGGCCGTGCGTTCGCCGTTTACAAGACAAATGTTCTCCCAGCAGCCCGCATCTTCCGAATATCCCTTATTCGTTTGCGCGTTTATATCCGCTCCGGCCTCAAGCAAAATTTTCACACTTTCCGCAAACCCGTATTGAGCCGCGTACATCAAAGCGGTTTTGCCGAAAGCATTTCCCGCGTCAACATCCGTGTTCAGACCGAAGCAGCTCAGTTTTTCCTCATTATACGGACAGGTTTCAATCAGCATTTTCAAAACATCGGGACGATGAACGCTGACCATTAAAATTTCATCCGCCTGATGAGGCGTTTCCGGTTCCGCAAATTCTTCCCCTTTTAATTTCTTGTCCTCAATCCATGCTTTTATTTCTTCCGCGGGAACTCCGGAAAGGATTTTATAGCGCAGGGTTTCCCTGTTTACCGGAAAACTTGCCGCCGCCCGGGGAATCATCACATAACGGGCATATTGCCGGGCTTTGCCTTCATCAACCTTAAAAGTTTTTACATAATGCCGCGTCAGCTTGTCGACCGCTTTGTCAAACCCGATACCGTGATTGACAACTTCCGAAAAATATTTGTAATTGGGATATGATTCCATCGCCCAGGCTTCAAGCGGCAAGGCTTGCAAATATTCTTTCTCGCCATAACTTCGTTCAAAATTCCAATCGGGATCATAATGACTGACTATATTCTTATATACATCTCCGGCCATATACACATAGCGTATCGAACCGGGATTATCCAATTCCAGTTCCCGCTGAATATAATTCCGATACTCTTCAACATCATCGGGAAAATCGTATTGCGGATACTGGCCACAGTTGGAAATATCCAGCGTTTCGGCGCCGTGTCCGCCGCCGGCGCTGTCCAAAACGGCCGTTAAATGGAGTTTTTGAGCCGTCGGGCAGGGAACCGCGATTTTCCACGGAACATAAAGCATATCGCCGCTCACATCCCCCCAAACGCTGAAAAATTTGGAAAAGTTTAAAGCGCCGATTTCTATCAGACAGCTCAAATCTTTGTAGCATTTTAAATAATCGTCTTTGATCAGCCCTTCGTATTGCCCCTGATATATTCCGTAAAAAGGGGAATCGGGAACAAGCTTTTTATATTGCGCAACCACGTCCGTATGCAGCCGGCGGGCAATTTGTTCAAATTCGGGAGTATTTACTTTTTGCGGTTCGTAAATGCTGAGCAGTATCAGATATTCCATTGCGGCAAAGCGGTTTTTGTCCGCCAGTTTTTTTAAATCTGCCAAAGCCTGCCCGGGGTTGTCTTTTACGGATTTTACAATCTCTTCGTACCGTTTATCCGCATTTTGCCCGGTTTCCCGCGTTTCTTTGCACATAAGAGAAAGAGGAAATAACAGACATACCAAAACAATCAAACAATGTTTCATTCGCCCTCCCGTTAAACGTCTGCACAAATAATAGTTAATCCGGATTTATTTTTCCTTAACCCTGTCCGGCCGGCATACGGCCATACGCACCGCCTTCCCCGAAAAGAAGGAATCCTTGCCGCAGCGTCAATCATCCGGAGTTATCGTCAGACTGTTGAAAATCAGGCCGAACTTGCGGTTTTCCTGTCCGAAGCCGAGACTTTTCGGCGAAACGGCGCCGTCAATTTTAAAAATCAGATTAACCGGATATTCGCTGCTCAGATATTTTCGGGCAATCTTGATCCTGGTCTTCGGCATCTTGCGCCCGTACTGAAAATTCCATTCGTCGATTTTCCTGTCGTCAAGATACACTTCCGCAAAAACGTTTTCATTCTTCTTGTTGACATAGGGATCAATTTCAAAATCAAGCCAAACGGAAGAATAAACCTGCGGCAGCCTGAACGACATCCGCACCGTGTTGCCCGTGCTCCATATGCCGCGGTCGTCAAACCGGACAAACCCCAGCACCTTAAAATTACGGTTTTGGCCGTTAAAGCGGTATGTACGGAAATAATTTGTCGTTTCCGTTATCGGTTTGTGGAGAAAAGCCCTCTCTTCGTCGATTGAAAAACTGCGCGCGCTCAGCAGATAATAGTCGGCGTAATATTTGCAAATGCCCGGACTGAGCATGCAATAGGTTACGCCGTAATAAACCAAAGCAATAAATACCACCAGCATTATTTTGAATTTCAGCATTTTTTCTTCTGCCCCGCTTATGTCGCTTTCGGTTTCATTATACCGAAAGCCCGGCACGATACCAAGCGGGAAATCGCCGGCGGCGGCGAAATTCACAATTCTGTAACTATTCGGACGGGTCGTCGTCTTTTTCCGGCGCGCTGCCTTTCAGGTTGTCAAGAAACTGCGCTTCCATTTTCAGATATTGGCTGAGCAGCCACTTCGACCGCGAAATGAGCGCCACCGAAGCGACCAGCAAAATCAGCGTCACTTTCTGGTTTTCCGTCAGAAACTGATGCACGACGGTGACGATGAAAAAGGCGACGACCAGCAAACGAAAACTGGTCAGCACGATCAGCGGCAGCCGGTTGGCTTTTTTGCTCCGCCAAAGCTGATAATAGATTTTCGCCGCCTGCGCATTGGAAACGAAAAAGCTTTTCAGGCTCTCGGCATTTTCCCCCAGCAGATTGTCAATCAGCGAACTTTTGTCTTCCGCCGGCCGGGGGCGGGACGCCGGGCGTTCTTCCGCGGCAGCGGCCGATTCTTCTTCCCGGGTTTCGAGAAACTTCCGCCGCCGGCGCGCAGGCAGAAAATCGGCAAAAGAACGGATAAACGACGGCAGCACGATTTCCCATCCGATCAAAGCCTTCAAAAAAGGGGAAACCAGAACAAAAGCAATCATCGTCATAACGATTCGCCCCGTCAGACCGGGCAGCGCCATCCGTACGTAAGGACGGACGAATTGGGTGCAAAAACCGATAATCGCAAACAATATGATCGAAAACAAAATGATCCGCACGGCATAATTTTTAAACAAAACGCTCCACAGGCGCTCTTCCGACCTGCTCGGTGCCCGGGCTGCCGAAGCCTTGTTGATGTAGCGGCTCCAGGAAGCGGGAAGTTTGCGTTCGATCAGCCTGTAAACCGGCCCGGCCGAACGGATCATCACCGGGGTAAGGAAAGTCGTGATGACGGAAACCGCCACGATCACCGGATAGACCTGTCCGTCCAACACCCCGAGACTCATGCCCAGAGCGGCAATGATGAAAGCAAACTCGCCGACCTGCGCCAGCGAAAACGCGCATTCCGTCGAAGTGCGCAGGGACTGCCCCGAAATAACGAACCCGAAACAGGAAAAGACGACCTTGCCGACAACCACGATCAGGGTAACGACCGCAATCGGCCCGGCATAGGTGACGAACATGGCCGGATCAACCATCATCCCGACCGAAACGAAAAAGACCGCGCCGAAAAAATCCTTCAGCGGCCGAACCACGTTTTCGATTCGCATAATCAACCCGGTTTCGGAAAGCACCGACCCCATCAGAAAGGCGCCGAGAGCAGAAGAAAACCCCGAAGCCGTCGCCAGCCAAACCATGCCGAAACACATGCCGACCGTGATCAGAAGCAGCATTTCGTCATTTAAAAACGAAGTCAGCTTTTTCAAAACCGTCGGCACGATATAAATGCCGATGACAAAACACAAAATCAGAAAGGAGAGCAGCTTGAACGTGCTCAGGGCAAGCTCGCCGCCGTTGATGCTCTGCCCGAGCGCCACCATCGGCAGCAGCACCAGCAGCAAAATGCCGACCAGGTCCTCAATCACCAAAACGCCGAACACCAGATCGGTAAACTTCTGCTTTTTGATGTTGAGATCGTCAAAGGCCTTGATAATGATGGTAGTTGAAGACATTGAAATCATTGAGCCGAGAAAAAAGCTGTCCGTCGTCGACCAGCCGAGCAAAAGACCGGTATAATATCCGAGAAAAAGCATAAACAAAATGTTGGCGTTGGCCGTAATCATTGCCGACTTGCCGACGTTGAGCATTTTTTTGAAGCTGAACTCCAGCCCCAGGCCGAAAAGCAGGAAAATCACCCCGATATCCGCCCACAAACTCAGATTTTCCCGGTCGCTGACCGTCGGCAGCAAGTCAAAGTACGGCCCCGCGAAAATGCCGGCCAGCACATACCCCAGCACAATCGGCTGCTTCAGCTTTTTGCAAATCAGCGTGGTAATGCCGGCATAAATGGTAATCAGCGTCAGGTCAATAATCAGGGCATGAATGGTATGCATCGTTTTTTCCCGCAAAAATAAATCCTTGGAGAGAATATGCGGTGTTTTTTAATTTTGAGTTAAACCGCATAAAAAAACCCCCTCCGGAAGGGGACTTTTTTGATTGCCGAAACTCAGCGGCTCAGAGAATCTTTCACCATCTTCTGCTGCGCGGCGGACAAGGAAACGGAATTGTTCCTGCCGGACTTTTCAAAGTTCTCCTTCTCGTATTTCCGGGTAAAGTCCTGAGCATGCTCATACATGCCCTTGATCTTGTTGTCCAGCATCTTTTCATCCGCCTTTTCGCCGGTTTTCGCGTATTTTTCCGCAAGTTTGTGAATACGCCCGCTTTCCTGCGCCAGCTTCAGCATTTTGCGATAGCTCTTCATCGCCTTTCCGGCGGCCTTTCTGGCCGACTTGTCGACGTTTTTGACGTCGCGGTTGATTTTGGCCCGGACAATCGGATCGTTCTGATCTTCCCGGCCGTAATTTGCCAGCACGCTTTCCATGCCGGAAGTCGTCTGCACCACCCCGTCCAGCGCCGGCAGCATTTCTTCTCCCAGCAGTTTGGACATTTCCACTTCCGTCGCGCCGACCGCCAGATCAAGCTTGGTTTCATAATCCAGCTCCTGCTTGCCGTAGCCGGCATCCTCGCATTCTCCGAGCAGGTCGTTGCAAATGTCGTAATGTTCGTCATCACAGGTTTTTCTGGCATCCTCATAATCATAGGGAACGTCTTCTTCCTCTCCGACCCTGATCTCCGGCGCCGGCGGTTCGGCGGCCGGAATGTTGATCCCCGCCGGCCGGTCGTCAACAACCGGAGCGGGAGCCTCGGGCATGCTCTGCGGCGTCGCGCCCAGCCCCGGCCATTCGGCCGTCGGCGTATTGTCAGGCGCCGGCTGCGGAGCATTTTGCGTCACCGGCTCGACTTTGCGGTCAAAATCCGGCTGCGCCATTACCTTGCCGTTGCCCAGTTCCATCACCACCGCCGCCGCACCCACCGCCAACACGCCGCGCAGCGCGTTGAGCTGTGCCCGAACCTGCTTTATTCTCTGCTGTTCCTCAAGAGAACGTTTGCTTTTTTTCTCAGCCATTTTCATACCCCAAACTTTTTTTATTGCAAATTATACCATATGGTTCAGCGAATTGCCACAAATTCTTTGACATGCCCGTCGGGATCGCACCACATGGTCAGAAATTCGTCGGCAATCACCAGCCGTACCTGGTCGTAATAGGGATCATAAAGCAAAATCCGGTGTTCTTCGGTGTCTTCCGGATCGCGGACGGCAAAATAACCGAGCACGACGACCCAATGGGCGTAATTGTACATGCATTCCGCCATTATGTAATACTTTTCCGCCAGCAGTTTTGCCAGAAGCGGCAGCCCGATCTCCTCCGGCCGAAAGTTCTTGTGCGTTTTGACGGTTCTGGCCGGCGACAGCATTCCCTTGGCCAGAAATTCGTCCGTATAATGAGGCCCGGGCACAAGACCGAACTTTTCGATAAATTCGTTTTCGGAAGGAACCTCCGCGGTCCGCCCCGACAACAGGGTGCGGATGCAGGCAACGCTGCAGGTCCAATCCCGTTCCTGACGAAAAAGGCGCGGCGGCGTATTGGACACGGAAACGAACGCCGACGGTTCCTCGTAAGTAAAATATTCTTTCATGCGCTTCATTGTTCAAACCTCTGACTTTGTTAAAACGCTGTCAGCTTAGCAGAAAAAAAAGACAAACGAAAGTTTTTTTTGACAAAAAAGGAAGAAAGCTCAGGACGGCTTATGGCAGGGGGGGCGGGGCCCGGGCCGCCGCCTGCCGC